CCTATTTCAGCACCAACGCCTGAAAGTCATGCGAGTATTATGGATTTGTGGGATGCGGGCAGAATGGACACAGGTTGGTCTGAAAATGCTCTACCAAGTTTTGGTATGGAAATTGGTACAGATGGAAAACCGTATTTTGGACCTCATGCAGACCGTGGCCCGTTGTTTTCTGTACCACAAGAAATTCTAAATGATATTCATGGTCAAGATACAATGAATGAAATTATGGCTTTACCGGGTGTTTCGCCACAACAACCACATCAATATCGTGAAGTTGGACAAAACCCTGCACCAGCAACTCAAGACCGATATGATATTGCAACGGGTGAAATGACTGACTATCTTGTAAGTTTGTTGAATCCTGATGTTTTACTGGCAAAAGCGAGTAAGGATGATTGGGTTCCATTAATTAGACCAATGCATCGAATTTTTACTCTTGATGATTTGAAAGAATTCAAGGGGTTTAGTGATTCTTGGGTTGTTTCAACTTGGTATGAAGGTAAACGTCTTCTTTTGGTAAAAGATGATGATGTTATCTTCCTTGATGAAAATGGTAAGAAAAGTGGTGTACCAAAGAAAATTCGTGATGCCGCTCCAAAATTAAATGATAATGATTTTATTGTTGATGGTATTTTGAAAGATGATGAATTTTTCGTGCATGACATTATTTCATATGATGGTTCTGATACTTCAGACATGAAAACAAACGAACGTTTGAAAATTCTGCGTGGTCAATTAGAAAGTCACGATGGTATTTCTGTGCCGGGTCCATTCAATACGCGAGTAACTGATAGAGAGGGTTTGGATAGCGCTGTAAATGAATTAAAAGAAGATGGATATGTGTTGCTTCGTGACGCTCAATCTACATACATGAAAGGAGAAAAGCGTCATCCTAAATGGTTGATTCTTCGTGAAGGTAAAACACTAAACTTCATCATTCTTGACAAGCGCGGCAAGGGACCATTCACATATCAGTTGGGCGCGGGACCTATTCTTACACCTGAAGGGCTTGGTAATCGCGCTATAGAATACAAAGGCAAGCACTACATGGACGTAGGCACAGCACATCGTGTGGTTAAACCGTTTGCTGAAGGTGATATTGTTGAAGGTAATATTGCAAGTGTAACCAAAAAAACACGCGGTGGTCGTGATATTTTCAATGTTCAATTTACTTCTATTGAGAAAGAAGGTGAGGGTGAAGGTCCAGCAAGTGCGGAATCATTATCTCTTTTGACCAAGAGTTTCCCACCTGTCTTGATACCACATGATATTGATTTTGATGGTAACATAATCAAAATTTTATTGAATGATATTGATGTTGTTGAATATACAGCGAATGAATTCAATGGTGCATGGTATCTCAATGAGCCTGTTTGTGTTATGGGTGATTTGAAAAAGAGTAATTATTCTCTACAATTATCTGAAAGTCTTCGACCATTTTGGAGTCCTGTAGCAACTTTGATGCTAAAGGGGTATGTCGAAAAATTAGATGAAGAAGATGAAATAAACGTTGTACCGAAAAAAGTTGACCCAAAGCGCATTAAGCGAGAATCAGCAGGTGTTCTTGACCAAAAAGAAAGCAACATTCTTCTCAAACCTTCTATGGTTAAAGCATTGGAAGTTGCTTTGCGAGCATTAGATGTAATTTCTAAAGAAAAAATGTCTTGGTCGGGACCTAAAGGACTTGGTATTGATATGGCTACACCCGTAGAATCACCAAGAGGACCAACAAATTTGAGAGATGAATCCACATTACCTGATTATGATATGCGCCCAAGACCCGGCGAAGACCTCGAAAAACCGCTACCGAATAAGGAAAAACGAAAAGAGCGATTAAAGCACGCTAAATTACAGACAGATGAAGGGGAGTCTATCGATTTTGATGTTGATGATGACCAACCTACTGTTCGTTTTTCATAATGTAACTTGATATAGTATGACTAAACGTTGGTGAAATTAATGCTTGGGCAACTCCGTATGCGAAACCCTGACCAAATCACTCTGTTGAAGAGTGGTAAGGACTTGGTTGTTGCAGGTTACGCAAGCGTAGAATTGGTTGACAAACAGGGCGACCTCATTACACGCGGGGCTTTGAACGACGCTTTCAAGAAGTTCATGGCAACCCCCGAACACGCCAATGTTCAACTAGCACATTCAAACATTCAGGTTGGAACTGTAATTCCTTCCTACACAGACAACGATGGCCGTATGTGGAAGTCCGAAGTGGACGACACAGGTATGTTTGTTGTTGTTAAACTCCGAAACGATATTGAGAAGGCACGCGAAGTGGCTTCAGAAATTCGCACAGGTAACCTTACTGGTTTTTCAATCGGTGGTCAAGCATTCAAGAGAATGCGCAAGAGTGACAAAGAACACGGTGACTACCAAGAAATCAGTAAACTTGAACTTCACGAAATAACAATTTGTGAAAAAGGGATTAATCCCGAAGCATCCTTTCGTATATTGAAGGAGGACACCAGCATGACAGATGATAATGTAATGGAACAAATGAATGATGTATTGACACGACTTGAAGGACGACTCGACTCAATGGAGAAGGGAATGCCACCACAACTTCGTGAACACATGGAAGACAAAAAGGAGGACAAACCTATGTCTGAAGAAAAAGATGAAAAGAAAGATGAAGAGAAAGATGACAAGGAAGAGAAGATGTACAACATGGAAAAAGGTAACGAGTACAGCGATGTTATTACTGCTGAATACCTTTCATGGATGGAAGACACTCTCAAGAGCGCAGGTGTAGACACAGGAGCCGCACGACAGCACTTTGATGACTTGAACAAGGCACAACTTGGTGGATTCGACAACCCTGATTCCGTTGACGGTGCTGACTACTTCGCTGGTCAAGTACGTGGTCGCGGACAAGAATCAGGTTCACCATCTACAGGAGCCGCAAATGCAGTTTCTGCAAGTGGTGGCAAGCAACCAGCAGGTGCTTTGGGACCTGTAAAGAAGGGTTACTTGACCGCTGACACAGTATCTGATGCAGACATTGAAGCCGCATACGAGGTTTACAAGGCCGCCGCACAAGAGCAAAACTTCCGTGGAAATCTTGAGCAACAATTCGCTTCTCGCTATGAGAATGAAGTTCAGGCCGCAATTCAGAAGCAAGAACAACAACAGTTCGATGCTCGCGGTCCACTTACTGAAATCACCAAGGCTATCGAAGCACTCGGAGAGCGCATTGACAACATTTCTTCAGAGGGCACTATGATTGCTAAGGCACAGCCCCGAAACAATGTAACCATTCCATCCACCGAGGACCTCGCCCACATGAGTTGGGATGAGGTACACCGACTCGCAGACGAGTCGTTCCGAGGTGCATGAGCAACACACAACAATGAAAAAAGGAGATGATGAAAAATGGCAAGAGATTACATCCGAACAATTACAGACATGGAGCGCTACTTCTATGGCGCAGGTAACGCGATGGGCTACTCATACAGTGGTTCAGAACTTTTGAAGGCTGACGCACCTATGCTGTCCACAACCGGTGGTACATACCAAGCGATTTACGGTCGCAAGGTTTGGTCACAATTAAACCAAGAATTCAATGCATTCAGCATTCTACCAAAGCGCCCTTGGGAGCGAAGTGGTTGGAGAGTTATTACTTCACGACCTTCCTTCACTGTTGGTGGCGGTGTTGCAGAGAATGCAACCCTACCCGACACAACCAAGCCTACCTTCCAGCACATCGCCGCAAAGCCCAAGACGATTGTTCACACATTCGACATGAGCGAAACTGCTATGTTCTTGGCTGACAAGGATGACGGACTTGGCGACATTCGTGCTGTCCTCAAAGAAGAGATGGGTAAGCACCACGCAGAGCATATCAACAAGATGCTTCTTACAGATGTATCTACAGTTGCTGGAAACGACTTTGAATCTCTTGACCGTGTTACTTCCGGTGATGCAGGTACAGCAGGTTTGACAGGTTTGAAGACTTCAAGCAGTAACCCACACGTTGATGCGGCGGCAGACCTAGACATGTACAGCATCGACCGAAGTGCAAACACATGGGCAGATGCTGAAGTCAACTGTGCGGCAGATGCGGCGGCGGCAAGCCGACGAACTCTTTCCCTTGACCACTTGGACACTTTGTTCCAGCAAGTATGGGAACGTGGTGGTAACCCCAAGGTTATCCTAACAGGCTATGACACACTTATGCGTCTTCAGCAACTACTACAGTCACAACAGCGATTTATGGAAGAGAAGCGTGTCACCCCAACCTACAACGGTGTAAAGGGTGTACCCGGTCTTGAGGCTGGTTTCATCGTTGCAACATACAACGGTGTTCCAATTATTCCAAGCAAGGACGTTACAAAGGACGGTCTAAGCCGTATGTACTTCCTTGACACTGACTACCTGTACTTCAGTACAGCAATTCCAACCCAATACTTTGAGAGTGGTATTGAAACCGGCGACCCATTCGCCATCAACCGCCTCGGACAAGAGGGAATGTATCGCTCAATGGGCGAACTATGGACTACTTTCTTCGGAGGTCAGGGTTCAATCCGTGACCTTAAGTGAGGAACACAAAAAAAAATAAAAATGGAGATGATGAATTATGGCAACAGAAACATACACAAGAAAAGGATTGGAAATTTCATTCGAT